CCAACAACTGAGCAAATATTTACCGAAGTCGCGGAGGCGTGTGGCTGTGGCGATTATGAAAGACAATATTGTCTCCCTGAGACAGGAGTCGGACAAGTCGTCAACAGTCTAAACTACCATTGTGACAGACATCGAGAAGCGACCCGGAACGTCCTAAATCCAACGAGTCTGGAAATGGAACAAATCTTAAAGGTTACCGAGTTGGCGTTTGCGCCAGCCAAAGTTGAACAGCGTGACCCCGAGAGTTGGGTTCGAAGCCTTACAGTCTTCAACGTCAATGGCGTCGTCGACATGACGGCCTCACCCGGCTACCCTTGGAAGTCGCGTGGATACACGACCAATGCCGAAGTTTTTGGTTGGGATGGGATCTGTGCGAATGAGGAAAAGTTTCAGTGCGTTGTGCTGGCCGTCTTAGATCGGCTTTCGGCGTTGACTTCTGGGAAACCGGAAGCCGACCCTATAAACCTGTTTATAAAGCCAGAAATGCACAAGATCAAGAAGAAGAGAAGTGGTGCGTGGCGGTTGATATCGGGAGTCGGGTTAACTGACACCCTTGTCGATCGCGCGCTCTATGGGATTCTCCTTGACGAGATGATCCGAAAGTACAGGCGAATCCCGGCCAAGGGCGGTTGGGCACCACAGCAGGGCGGCTATTCGTTGGTCCAGTGCGCGTTTCGACAGCCTAAAGCAGTCGATAAGTCCGCATGGGACTGGACGGTGCTTGCCTGGCACGTGGAGTTCATATATCGGTTTTTGTTGCGTATGCACGTTGGTCACACGAAAGAGTGGGCCGCTACGTTGCGGACTCGACTTATAGCCCTGTACGAGAAGACGGTGTATCAGATTCAATGTGGTTGCCAGTTCGAGCAAGACTCGATAGGCATACAGAAGTCTGGCTGTCTTGGTACATTGGGCTTTAATTCGGTTTGGCAATATGCGGTTCATAAGTTGGCGCTACTTCGGTCACATGTGCCCGAGATTGGGCAGTTTCATGGCCTTGGAGATGACACGTTGCAAGAAGGGTATGGTTGGACCGATGACGAGAATGCTCGTTACATGGAAGAACTACCGAAGACTGGCTGTGTTGTCAAGGAAGAAACCGTGGGATGGCCA